ACAAGCGCACTTATTACTGGAATAGGAGTTGTAAAGATAAGCAACACAAACTCAGGTATGGAATGGGAGGCGGTAGCACCTGATAAGTTTTTAGAGCTTTCAGAAGAGCTTAAATGGCGTGATCAGAAGAGAATCAAAGGAGATAAAAATGACTAGGGATGATGCTATAAACATACTTTTGGAACACTTTAGTGAGGGTATGGTACGCACTATTGTTGATGCCTTAATTGAAGATGAACGTGAGGAGTGCGCAAAGGTGTGTGATGCTATGGATAGCATAAGCGATTACTACACATTAAGGGTTGAGTTAATTTGTGCTCAAGCTATTCGTGCAAGGGGACAAGAATGAAAGCATTTCCACATACATATGAAAAAACAATAGATGGTCATATTGCTACCTGCACTAATACAGGTATGGATTTAAGAGATTGGTTTGCAGGGTTAGCTATACAAGGTTTGGCTATGGAATCAATTGCTTTTCAAGGTTTGGGAGTAAAACAAGGAGTTCAGTTTGCATATGAAATAGCAGATGCAATGATGGAAGCAAGGGTGCAAGAATGACTAAAGAAGAAATATTAACTAAAGATTATGCGTTAGCAGTTGCACTTGAGGCACTTGTGTTGGCTAGGACTCTTTCAACTGGTAAAGCGAGTGATCAATTCCATAATGCCATAGAAATTATTAAAAGAACGTTTATAGAACAGCAAGGGGACAAGAATGAAACATAAACACGCAGATTTAATTCACGCCTGGGCAGATGGTGCTCAGATTGAATATAAAAATGCTCTTAACATTTGGATGGAGGTTGATCGTCCTGAATGGTCATCATGGGTTGAATACAGAATAAAACCAGAACCTAAGCCAGATATTGTTAGGTATCTTGAAATGCCTATGTTTTGGGGATATTCCGAAAGAAGACCAGAATCAAATATGAAAGTTGTATTTGATGGCGAAACAGGTGAGTTGAAATCAGCAGAGGTGCTCTCAAGGGGACAAAAATGACTAGAAAAGATATTTGGGAAGACTTTATAGCACCTATTGGCGGTGCTTTGCTCTTTGTTTTTGGGTTTGGATCGGTAATAGGGTTACTAATTCGGGCGCTTTACTCAGTGTTTGCTCCTACCCCTGAACAACTGGCTGAATTAAACAAACCAAGGATTGCCTACAAGTTTGAAGACTGTGAGATATGGATATTTGAAAACACACATTACGTTACTCGGTGCGGTAATCAAACAATAACTGAACGACATTATTCAGAATATTGCGGCAAAGGATGTACAAAACAAAAAGTAGAAAGGATTGAGAATGACTAAAGAAGAGCCTGTTGCTTATTTTGATCCGCAAAAAGGCGGTTTCTATTGGGCAAAGCCAACAAAGATTGAAGCACCAGTATCAGTCGATGTTGAGCCATTGCCTTTATATACAACACCACAACAAGGATGCGCTGAATGTGGAATTGGTGGTGGTTATGCGTTGTATTGCCTTGCGTGCGCTGAAAAATATGTTAAGCCTGAATGGATAGGTTTGACACATGAAGAAATATCAGTCGAATGGTTTGCAGTTTTTGATGCTGAGCCTGGCATTGGAAAAAATATAACCAATGGTGTATTTGATTTTGCTAATGCAATAGAAGCTAAATTAAAGGAGAAGAACACATGAACGAAAAACTAATGGTCGATAGAGCTTGTTTCGAGCGTGGGTGCATGGGACTTCCTAACCCGCACGAGAGACTTATTAAAGAAGATGAGGTGGTGTGGTTGGTGGAGGGGAGAGAGTGGGTAGGGTTAACTGATGAGGAAAAAGCACAGTTTGTTGTTGCGTATTACCCATCAAACTGGGATAGAAAAACGGCAGTAACTTTAATGAGCGATTACGAAAAATACCTCAAGGAGAAGAACACATGAGACTTAGCATCAAATTATTTGAATATCGTTACGTTTTAAAAATATTTTTTCCTATAGAGCGCCACATTAAATGGCTACCTGCGATTATGTGGGGAAAAGTTAGTCGTGCCCCAATGGAGAAGAACATATGACACCAGAACAGATACGAAACCTTTGCCCTGTGTGTAAAAAACCAAGAGGGGTTGGCAGTCCTTACGAATTTAATCATGGTAACTGTATGGAGATACGGGCGCAGACAGAAGGCAAAGAATCGGCGTATCCTGGTAAAAAAGGTTTTGAAACTATAACCAAAGACCAACTAAAAAAATCAAAAGATAACAGCTCAAAAAAAGTATATCTTTCGGGTAAATTACCAAAATGGATGTTAAATTAAAGGAGAGAAACACATGAATGAGGTATTAGATATTCTTTTATTAATAGGCGCACTTGCCGTTGCATCCGTATGGATTGTTGCGGTATTTTGTTTTGTTATATACACAATAGGAGGACACGATGAGTAATATTGATCACGCTAAATTTGCAGAAAACTTTGATAAGATTTTTAGGAGCACACCAATGGATGAATCTATAAGAGAGCTTGATTTAGAACTAGGCAACGCAAGAATTTTGTTGGGTATGTACGAAGACCTAAGCGCCAAAACAAAAGAACTTTGTGGCTATGTAGAAAAGGGTATGCAAGGTGACGCAACACGCACCACACCCGCTATATGGGCGATCATCGAGGAGATCAGACGCTTTGAGGCAAAAGCGTGAGCGGTTGGCGTAAAAGACAAATACAGGAGAAACAAATGCCAAGACCACAAACCGAACTAACAAACAGTAGACTACAAGTTGGGGCACGTGTGACCCTAGCGCAAAAAAATGAGTTTCAAAGACTAGGTGGTTCCACTTGGTTAAAGAACATACTCAACCAAAGCATAAGAGAACGTGCAATAAAGGAAATAGAAAATGAACGCAGATGATAAACAAATTGGTGGCAACCACTACAAAGAAATGCCTGTGCAACCTTGGACAGTAATGGAAAATGTCCTTACCCCCGAAGAATTTAGAGGGTTTTTGAAAGGCAACATCATCAAGTACTCTATGCGTGCAGGGCGCAAAGGTGCAACAGACGAAGATATAAAAAAAGCATTTCACTACATTGAGAAACTTAATGAGGTGCATTACTAATGGCTATGACTCCCGAAGCTTTAGTTAAAAAGCAAATCAAAGCAATACTCACAAAGAACAACGCTTACTATGCAATGCCTATCGGTACTGGCTATGGGAATTCAGGTGTACCTGATTTTCTTATTTGTCACAAAGGTAGGTTCATCGCTATCGAAGCAAAGGCGGGTGACAACAAACCAACTGCACTACAAGAAGCGCACCTTGAGCGAATAAAAAAAGCATGGGGTGTAGCGCACGTTATAAATGAAGATAACTTAAATATACTAGAGGAGATACTAAATGACTGATGAAGAAAAAGCATTTGTTATAAGCACGTGTTTAGAAAAGATGCAAATATTTGAGAAAGAACACATGGTGGACATCATGTATCAACTGGTGCATTGCTACGGCAAAGATGCAGGTAAAGCAGTAATTCTTTTTCAACCCTACAACACAGAATACGTATCCATAACAACCGCTAACTGCAACGACATGGAAGCAGCAACACTTCTACTAAGAGCAGACGAACACATAGGCTATGTGAATATGCGCAACGCGCCCCCCAAGGAGATGTTTAATTGACTGCACCATACAAGACGATACTGACCATTGATTTTGAAACCCGATGGGATAGTAAAGACTACACACTAAGTAAGATGACAACAGAGGAGTACATAAGAGATGCACGATTCAAAGCTTTCGGAGCCTGTATCCACGAATACGGGAATGACAAAGTCACACAATGGTATCGAGACGATGAACTACATCGAATCTTATCTACATACGACTGGAAACAAACAGCCATCCTCGCACATAACGCCCAATTCGATGTTTCCATACTCGAATGGAAATACGACACACACCCCGCTTTCATTTTCGACACACTATCAATGGCACGAGCTTTACGAGGCGTGGAGGTTGGCAATAGTCTCGCCAAGCTTGCGTCAGATTTTAATCTTCCCCCCAAAGGGAGAGCCGTACACAGTACAGATGGTGCCGTGGAACTTCGGAAGGACGTGGAGATTGAACTTGCCGAATACTGTAAACACGACGTATACCTATGTGAACAGATTTTCAATAGACTTATAACAGGATACCCTGCTAAGGAACTCAGACTCATCGACATGACGCTGAAGATGTACACGCGCCCAATGCTTGTACTAGATGAAGCCATGTTACTCAAAGCACTAGAAGAAGAAAGGACATCACGTGAGAAGCTACTACAAAAACTCAACATCGAGGAGACTGCGCTTGCATCGAATCCGCAGTTTGCTTCCATACTTAAAACGCTTGGCGTCGTTCCGCCAACCAAAGTCAGTAAAACTACCGGGAAAGAAACACTCGCACTCGCTAAGAACGACGCGCTTTTCCAAGCGCTACTCAATGGTGAACGCGAAGACGTTGCCCTTTTATGTGAAGCGCGTCTTCGGGTCAAATCAACGACAGAACGCACACGAGCGCAAAGGTTCTTGGACATCAGTCAGCGAGGTAGTCTACCAGTTCCGCTATCGTACTATGGTGCGAAGTCTGGTCGTTGGTCAGCGTCCAAAGGATCCGCTATCAATATGCAAAACCTCAAACGTGGGTCGTTCTTACGTAAAGCAATTATGGCTCCCGAGGGTACACAACTGGTCGTGGGCGACCTCTCACAAATTGAACCAAGAGTCCTTGCGTGGCTATGTGATTATGAAGACATGCTTACGATCTTCAGGTCAGGAAGTGACGCTTATGCGGCGTTCGGTGCGCAAATGTTTAACATACCCGGACTTAGTAAGGAGAGCCATCCCGACCTTCGGCAGTCTGCAAAGAGCGCGCTCTTGGGTTGTGGGTATGGTCTCGGATGGGCTTCGTTTGCATCGCAACTATTGGTTGGCTTCCTTGGGGCGCCACCAGTCCGCTACGAAAAAGCTTTTGCGAAGAAGCTGGGTGTAACAAGTGAAATGGTTGAGAAGTTTCTTGATTGGGAAGACAACTTGGTAAAGATGTCGGAAATTCCCCATAACTGTAGCGAACTTGAGTTAGCTATTCACTGCGTGACCGCTAAAAGAATCATTGACATATATCGTGCTACTGCGTATCAAGTCGTATCATTTTGGGAAATGTGCAATGATCTATTAGAAGTTGCGTTGTATGGTGGGGCAGAATGTAAACACAAGTGTTTGACATTTCGCAAGGGTGAGATAGAATTACCCAATGGAATGAAGTTGCTTTATCCTGATCTACGCAAAGTTAAAGATGATAAAGGTAGGAGCCAGTATGTATACGGGCCAGACGCTACTAAGATATATGCAGGGAAGATTACTAACAACGTCACACAGGCGCTTGCTCGCATTGTGATGACAGACGGGATGCTACGAGTACAGAAAAGGTACCCTGTAGTTGGAACTGTGCACGACGAGTTAATATGCGTTGTGCCAGATGAGGAAGCGAAGGAGGCATTGCCTTGGGTGTTAGCGCAGATGACGGCTGAGCCAAGCTATATGCGTGGTATACCTTTGGATGCTGATGGAGGATATAACAGAAGATATGGAGAAGCAAAAGGATGATAAAAGAAATACCAAAGAAAATTAAGGTAGGTGACAATTGGTATTCAGTTGAAATTGTTGAGGCACTTGAAGATAAGTACGCAATGGGTTCAGTTGAATTTACCAAACGAGCAATACAACTCAATAGCCGTAGTCAATCAGGCAAACGCTATACGCCAACAGAGGTTAAGGAAACATTTTGGCATGAGTTGGTACACGCAATCCTTGTAGACATGGGTGAGTACAGACTAAACAACAAAGAACAATTTGTAGAACAGTTTGCTATTCGTTTAAGCAGAGCCGTTAAATCAGCGAGATTCAAATGACTAATGTAGTATGGTCGCACAGTTCTTTAAAAGACTATGAGGGATGCCCACGTAGGTATCATGAGGTTAAGGTACTTAAGAAGTTTCCTTTTGTAGAGAACGAACACACAAGATATGGAACACAATTCCATGAAGCTGCCGAGTTCTATATTAAAGATGCTACGCCCATACCACCACAGTTTGAATTTGCTAAAGACACGCTCGATGCCCTTGCATCTATTGAGGGGCGCAAGTTATGTGAGTACAAGATGGCGCTTACAACAGACCTTAAACCCTGCGCTTGGACTAGTCCAGACGTTTGGGTAAGAGGTATTGCCGATCTGCTTATTATCAACGATGATGACTTAACTGCCAAAGTTGTTGACTATAAAACAGGTAATAACAAATATCCTGACAGAGAGCAATTAAAGCTGATGTCACTTATGGTGTTTGCCCATTTCCCACATATTAGAAAAGTGAATTCAGCTTTGCTTTTTGTCGTAAAAGATGATATGGTGAAGCAAAGTATGACGCTCGATCAAGCCGAAGCTGAGTGGTGGAATTACCGCCGTAGGGTAGCTAGGGTTGAGCAAGCGCATGCAACAGGCGTATGGAATCCTACGCCAACACCACTATGTCCGTGGTGTCCTGTAACAACCTGTGAATTTAATCCCAAACATTAGGAGCAATCATGCCAAAGTCAAGTCCCAAAAAACTAGCGTACAACACGGAGTACGAATCATCTCCAAAGCAAGTCAAGCTAAGAGAAGAAAGAAACAAAGCGCGTTTATTAGAAATGAAAGCGGGTAAGGTAAAGAAAGGAGATGGTAAGGAAGTCGATCATATCAAGATGCTCGATGCGGGTGGTAAAAATAATAAAAAGAATTTGCGTGTAGTACCTGAGAGTGTGAACAGAAGTTGGCGTGATGATCACGGCAAAGTTTACGGCAAGAAAAAATAAATATAAGAGAAGCAAATGCAAATAGTAGATGATAAGGCGCTGGTCTTTAAGACCAGAAGCCCGGAGAAGTACTCCCTCATTCCTAAGCATAAAGTGCTTAGTGAAGATAACGGCACATACGAGATCGCAGTTTACTGGGGTCTGGACGAAGTAAGGGTGTTGAAAAACCTTGGCGTTAAAAACGTACCCTCACCGATAACAAGACGTTACAAATGGCCGGGTAGATTTAAACCTATGGCACATCAAATAGAAACGTCTGCGTTCTTAACGCTACATAAACGTGCGTTCGTGTTTTCTGAACCAGGCACAGGCAAAACACTATCCGCATTATGGGCGGCTGATTATTTGATGCAAAGAAAAGAAGTCAGAAGATGTTTAATACTATGTCCTTTGTCCATCATGCAGTCAGCGTGGCTCAGCGACTTAAACAACAGTATCATACATCGCTCTGCCGTAGTCGCGCACCACGCGCAATCTACCCGACGCATCGAGATGATTCAACAAGACTATGAGTTTGTTATTACTAACTATGATGGACTCAATCTTGTAGCAGATGAAATAAACAGCAATGGAAAATTTGATCTAATCATAGTCGACGAAGCCAACGCATACAAAACTGTATCAACCAAGCGATGGAAGTCACTTAAATCTATTATCAAACCCAACACACAGTTGTGGATGATGACAGGAACACCCGCTTCACAGTCTCCAGTTGATGCGTATGGTTTAGCTAAATTAGTCAACCCCGATGGTGTGCCAATGTTCTTTACAGGTTGGCGTGATAGGGTAATGAACAAGATCACAATGTACAAGTGGGCACCAAAACCAGATGCTAAAGAATTAGTACACGAAGCTTTGCAACCGGCTATTAGATTTACTAAAGCGCAGTGTCTTGATCTACCGCCTGTGTTGACGATGACGCGTGAGATACCTTTAACGACACAACAAGCTAAGTATTACAACTTACTTAAAGACCGGATGCTGATTCAAGCATCAGGAGAAACTGTAAGCGCTGTTAATGCTGCAGCTATGGTTAGTAAACTTCTTCAAGTATCTTGTGGTGCGGCTTATACGGATGACAAAGAGATTGTAGAGTTTGATTCATTACCACGGCTAAACGTGCTTGAAGAAATACTGCGTGAGACTGACCGAAAGGTAATAGTTTTTGCAATGTTCCGATCAGTCATTGATACCATCTACAACCACTTGCTTTCCAACAACATACAAACAAACTACATCAACGGAGACGTTACCCCATCAAAACGCTCGGATATTATTAGGCGTTTTCAGAATGAGGAAAACCCTAGGGTGTTGGTTATGCAACCACAGGCTACAGCGCATGGCATTACGTTGACTAGGGCAGATACTGTTGTATTTTACGGACCTCTTATGAGCGTTGAGCAGTACACACAAGCCATTGCAAGGGCTGACCGCAAGGGACAGGACTCCGATAAAGTTACTGTTATACATATCCAAGGCAGTCCGATTGAGAAAAAAATGTTTAAAGCTTTGGAGTCCAAGGTAAGTGATAACTTACTTATTACACAGATGTTCGAAAATGAAATTAATATAAAGGAGGTGTTGAAATGATTTAAAAAACATGTATACTGTCTAACCCTTGACAAATAACCTATTAAAAAACAACCGGAGAAGTTAAATGGAAACAGAAGTAATACCGTTTGATCAGCTTACCAAAATCTACAGAAAGATGAAGGCTAAGATTGACGAACTTACAAAAGAATACGATAGCGAAGTCGAAAAGTTGAAAGCTCAACTGGACGAAATCAAAATCGGTATGAAGGAACAGATGAAAGCCACAGGGGTATCGTCTGTAAAAACTGAGTTTGGCACAGTAAGTTTAGTGACCAAGACTCGCTACTCAACACAGGACTGGGATTCGTTCAAACGCTTTGTCGTTGAACATGATGTCGTGGACTTACTTGAGAAGCGTATCGCACAAGCTAACATGGCTAAATTCATTGAAGAAAATCCTGGACTTGTACCTCCAGGTCTTAACTCTATGGCAGAGTATGACATTCGCGTTTTAAAATCAACTAAGTGAGATTACATATGACTAACCTAACAGTTTTTAACCCATCCCAAGTTCCTGCATTTGCTAAGACAGGAGAACTATCCGATACAGCTAGAGCCTTAATGGGCGGTGCAGTTGGATCATCTAAGCGCATCTCTATCAAAGGCGGTGTGTTTCGTTTAATTTCCGGTGGCAAAGAAATGGCAAGTATTGAAGACCGCCATCTCGATGTGATCGTTGTTAAAGCAGCACCTAAAGTCAGCCGTATGTTTTACGCTAAGTCATATGATGCTGAGAATATCAGCGGACCCGATTGCTGGTCTAATGATGGCGAGACACCAGACGCATCTATCAAAGAAGCTCAAAGCGTTTCTTGTGCCACTTGCCCACAGAACATTGCAGGTTCAGGTCAAGGTAATAGCCGTGCTTGCCGTTATCAACAGCGTCTTGCAGTTGTGTTGGAGAATGATCCATCAGGCGACATCTTACAACTTACACTACCCGCAACTTCTATCTTTGGTAAAGAAGACGGAGACAAACGTCCCCTTCAAGCGTATGTTCGTCACTTGGCTTTAGCATCCCCACCTGTTGACGTTGAGAAGATCGTAACGCGCATGAAGTTCGATATGAAGTCTGAGAGTCCAAAGCTGATCTTTGCTCCTGTTCGTTGGTTGACTGAAGAAGAATACGAAATTACAAAAGAGCAAGGTGCATCAGACGAAGCCAGTCGTGCAGTTGTTATGACAGTCTCACAAACAGATGGTGTCAAGGACAAACCCAAAGCTATCGGTCTAGCAATACCAAAAGCCGCTAAAGCAAAGGCAGTTCCTGTTGCAGAAGAGGAAGAAGTTGAGCCAGAAGTTCGTAAAGAAACCGCCAAGCCAACCGCAGTCCCTGCAAAGAAAAGCAAACTTTCTGAAATCGTTAGTGACTGGGATGATGAGTGAACTATAAATGGCTTATTCTGAAAAAATCATCAGTATCGTAGCCAATGCTCCCCGAACGCCGGGGAGCGTCCTTGGACGTTGGGCGGTACACCTTAATTTCCCTGTGACTAAGATTGCATATGCGCTTGGAGTTACTAGACAAACTGTGTACAACTGGTTTGAAGGTAAAGACATTTTCGTAGCATACCAAGACAGGGTAGAACTTTTAACAAACATAATGTCAACGTCTAAGACGGCTGACGAAGCATGGAGAAAAATATGCAAGGCATACAACCTAGAACCTTAAGTAACAAAGAGTTAGTCAAATACGCAGAAATGTTTTTGGATAAGCCCGAAGGTTTGCCAATTAATTGGCAAAAAGAATTATTGCGCAGGTATGACGATGTAGCTTTTATAGGTCAACAAGGCTATACAGACTACAAGTACGACACCAGACAGCAAGCATTATTCTAAACAACCCGAGGTATAGCTATGGAACCGCTTGATTTTATGGCGGCGGTTTTGCCACCTCCGGGTAACGGAAGGTATTGCGTGGCAGAGCTGACTAAAAAGAAAGAACACTTTTATGTTGAGGACTTACAAGATGCACAAACGAAGATAGAAGCGTGGAATAAAAACAGCTACGACATTTACTTTGCGCTAGGTACATTTGGCACAGAAAACAAACGGGTACAAACCAATGTTCAAAATGTTAAATGTATTGCAATAGATGTTGACTGTAATCATCCTAAAGATTTGCCCGATGCAGATGGAAATATTAAACCAAAAGCGTATGCTTCTGCACAAGAAGCGGTCAGCGCCATCATGGCGTTTGCTGATGACGTAGGTCTTTCTGATTTGGGCAGTCCTTGGTTGGTTGCGTCAGGCGGTGGGGTACACGCATACTGGCCGTTTACAGAGACACAATCGGTTGCAGACTGGAAGCCAGTTGCTGAAGGGTTCAAACGTCTATGCTTTCAAAAGAGATTAGATATTGATCAGACAGTAACGGCTGATGCGTCTAGGGTACTACGCGTACCGGGCACGGTTAATACAGGCGTAAAGAGTAAAGGCAAACAAGTCAGAGAACAAACCAATGTTCGGTTTAAGAACGAAGGCGACTTCTTTGAGTTTGAGGATATTAAAGCGCTTGTTGAAAGGAATTTGGTTGGTACTGCTTATGAGGTAATGAAACCAAAACCCGCATCTCTTGTACTGCCAGGCACAGCGATTAGTGGTGAAACAAGTGTTAAACTTTTTGAGAATTCACAGACTAGGTTTGGGAAGATTATTAAGATAACAGCACAGGGGGATGGCTGTGGACAAATCGCACACTACATTGAGAACGCAGAAGACGACGGCATGGAACCTCTTTGGAGAGGTCTGCTTAGTATTGCACAAAAATGCGTAGATCATGAGAAAGCAACAGTCTGGCTTAGTGAAAAGCACCCATACGACTTAGAGCGTATGCACAAGAAACTAAGCGAGATTAAAGGTCCATACCCATGTACAAAACTTGATAGTGAAAACCCCGGTGTCTGTCCCAGTTGTAAACATTGGGGCAACATCACAAATCCATTAGCGCTTGGACGCGAGTACGCAGTATCTCACGAAGAAAAGATCGTTGAGATAAAAGAAATTACAGATGGCAAAGAAGAAATCAAAACTGTAAAGCGCCCCGAACCACCAAAGGGTTATGCCTACGGAGAGCGAGGCGGTGTATTTATGGAGAAAGAAGACGAGGATGCCAACGGAAACAAAATAAAAAGACAAGTGATGCTTTTGCCGTATGATTTATTTCCAGTAGACATACTTAATAGTGCAGGGGATCACACAGTCCATATGATTGCGACAAGACCACAGGGAGTGCAAACAGTTACATTTGCTCAAGAGGCGATTGTGGCTAAAGACGCTACAGTAAAAGCGCTTGCTTCTCAAAACATTGTTGCTGCATTTGGTTCAGGTAACGATAAAAATTTAGCAGACTACATAAGGGCGTGTGTAGAAAAAATGAGTACAGAAAAAACACCAGTAAACGTACCCGCTAGTTATGGATGGCAAAAGGATGATACTTTTGTATTTGCAGGAAAGATTTATGCAAATAAGGCGCACCCCATCCCCGTACCTATGCCGGGCTTAGAAAACATTGTGGCTAACACAAGACCAACAGGAACGCTAGAAGGTTGGCGTAACTTTATCAATTTACTTATAAGGAAAAAAATGTATGGACACCTTTCTATTATTTTGGCTGGCGCTAGTGCCCCTCTTATGCGTTTTACTGGGATGTATGGTATTACGTATCATTGTGGAAGTACGGAGTCTGGAACAGGAAAATCCCTTGCTCTCGAAGGGGCTGCATCAATTTGGGGACACCCTGTTCACTACAGAACAGGTAAGGGAACAAGTCCAGTTGCAATGCAACAAAGGCTTGGACTCCTCAACACAACCCCGCTTATCACAGACGAGATAACTTCTAAGAACCGCAAAGACTTTGAATGGTTTCCTGAGTTCTTACTTGATATGACAGAGGGTCGTGGTAAGGAGCGTATGGAGTCTGGTTCTAATAAGGAGCGTA